CCAAAACCAAAAGATTGGAAAGAATTATTTTTAAAACCTTTAATGCAAAATTTACAAGAAATAGAACCACTTAAATCTTTAGATCCAACAAATGAATTAACGGCTTTACTTCAAGACTGGACAACCAATAGACAATCAGCAAGAACAATGGATGATATTTTTAATAAACTTCCCTACACAGATGACAAAAGAGAATTTACTTATTTTAGAATGGAAGACTTCTATAATTTTTGCAAAAGAAATCATTGGGATATGGATAAAGTCAAGACAGGAAACTTATTAAAAAGATTAGAAGATATATTTGTAGAAGAAGACAGGGTGAGAGTTAAAAATCAACAACCAAGATTAATTAAAATTAAAGCAATGAAAAAAATAGAAGCAAGTATTTCTAAAACTAAATATCAAGCGGAAGATTTTTAATGCACCTTTACGCTGAAAGTAGAAAACAAGCTAGAAAAAGATGGAGACAAAGCCCCAAAGGAAAAATTTGGGATTATAATTATAGCCAACGACCTTATGTTAAAGCTAAACGTAAAGAAAAATATATACAACAATTAATTAAAGAGGCTGCTAATGAAAACTTTACTGGCTAGTACAACCATAGTTGCTTTAAAAGATTTAAATTCAAATCGTTTAAAAGATTCTTACGTAGAACATCCTGCTGATTTGAAATATCAAGCCGTCGAAAAAGCAGTTTTAAAAGAAGGGCTTTTATATCCTATTAGAGTTAATAAAAAAACAATGATAGTTGTGACTGGTAATCAAAGATGTTGGTTTGCTAAGAAACACGGCTACACACATATATCTGTGGAGTATGTAGAATGAAAACAATTATATTGGGACCACCAGGGACAGGTAAAACTACAACTCTTTTAAATTTGGTTGATGAATTTATTAAAGATGGTGTGAGACCTAAACAAATTGGATACTTTTCTTTTACAAAGAAGGCAGCTAATGAAGCTGCAACTAGAGCTGCGGATAAATTTAATTTAGACAAAGAAACTGATTTAGAAAACTTCAGAACTCTTCATTCGTTTGCATTTCATAAACTAGGAATGCTTAAAGAAAAAATGATGCAACCGGAAGACTATCGAGAGTTTGGTGAAAAATGTGGAATCCCTATTAAGACAGCCAAATTTTCTACTGATGATGGAACCTTTAACTCCGATAATGAATACTTAACCATTATTAATACAGCGCGAGTAAAACGAAAAGATTTATTAGAGTATTATGATTCCAGACAAAACATCTTAGATATTGAAAGAAGTACTTTATATTTACTAGCAGAAGAATTAAAAAAATTTAAAAAAGAAAAAGGATTAAAAGATTTTACGGATCTCTTAGAAGATTTTATTGAAAAAGATATTCAACCTAAATTTGAAGTTTTATTCATTGATGAAGCACAAGACTTATCTAAAATTCAATGGGAAATGGTAAAAGTTTTATGGTCTAGCGCTAAAAAAACTTACATCGCCGGTGATGATGATCAAGCTATTTTTAAATGGGCGGGTGCAGATGTAGATCACTTCATCGCTTTAAAAGAAGAAGTGGATGATATTAAAACATTAGACCAATCTTATAGAATACCTGGAGGACCCATTCACGAACTATCACAAAAGATAATTAGAAAAGTACAAAACAGATTTGATAAAGAATATAAACCTAGAGGTGAACTAGGATTATTAAAAAGATACTCTGACATTACCCAGGTAGATATGTCTCAAGGTAATTGGTTAATTTTATCGACAGCCAATTATTTTTTAGATGATGCTAAAGATTTATGTGAGATACAAGGATGGTATTATCAATACCGAGGAATGAATTCAGTTCCTTTAAAATTATTGTTAGCTTTAAATAACTGGGAAGCGTGGCGTAAAGGTGCTCATTTAAATCATTTAGAAATAAGAAACATTTATGAATATTTAGGATCTAATGTATTACCTGGATTTAAAAAAGGTAAAACATTACAGTCTGAAGAAAAATATACATTAAAAGGATGTCAAGAAAAACACGGTTTAACAACAGAAAAAGTTTGGTATGAATCCTTTGAAGGATTAGATACCATTACAGAAAACTACATTCGTAATATGAGGGCGAATGGAGAAAAGATAAATAAAAATCCTCGAATTATTATGTCAACAATACACGGAGCGAAAGGAGGAGAAGCCGATAAAGTCTTGCTTATGCAGGATCTAACTAATGCAGCATTGGAAACGTTTAGTCACGACCCGGATGAATTACATCGATTATTTTATACCGGAGCGACGCGCGCGAAGCGTGAATTGCACGTATTAGATCCAAAAGATTTTGATCGAGCTTATATATTATGAAAAAATGGTTAGAAAAATTTGAAATGTGGAGTCTACTTTATAGAACAGAACTTGTATTATTTAGTCTTGGATTTATATTAGGATTTATAATTGGAATAATTCTTGTATGAGTGTGTGGGATAAACAAATCGGTGGAAAACATTATCAGAAATTTTCCATTCAGCCAAGTAAATTTGTTGTAGAGAATAAATTGCTTTTTCCCGAAGGATGCGCTATAAAATATATATGTCGTCATCCCTTTAAAGGAAAAAAAGAAGATTTGCTTAAAGCAATTCATTTTATTGAGATGATGATTGAACGGGATTATCCTGGGCCCGCTAAAGAAGAAAAGATTAAAACTAACTACTGGGGAATATTGAGGAGAGACAAGTGAGAACGATTCAAACACCTTTATTTACTCCAGAAACTGAGTGGGTAATGCCAGAAGAATTAAAAAATCTAAAAGGCGCAAAAGAAATTGCTATTGACTTAGAAACTTATGACCCAGAATTAACAACATTAGGGTCAGGTAATGTCATCGGAAGAGGGCATATTGCTGGCGTTGCGGTGGCCGTAGAGGGCTGGTCAGGCTATTTCCCTATACAACACGAGTCGGGTGGGAATATGGATAAAACTTTAATTATGAAATGGTTAAAGGATATATTGAGTCAAAAAAATACTACCTTTATTTTTCATAATGCAATGTATGACGTCTGTTGGTTAAGGTCCTATGGCCTTGATATTAAAGGGAAAATTGCAGATACAATGATTGCAGCATCTCTAATAGATGAGAATAGATTATCATACAGATTAGATACTTTAGCTAAACATTATGTAGGTCTAGGTAAAGATGAAAAAATTTTACAAGAAGCGGCTAAAGATTATGGTGTTGATGCTAAGAAAGATTTATGGAGATTACCCGCGATGTATGTGGGTCAATATGCGGAGCGTGATGCGGAAGCTACACTTAAACTTTGGCAAAAATTACACACTGAATTACATAACCAAGAATTAATAGATATATTTAGATTAGAAACGAAATTATTTCCGTGTCTTATTGATATGAGATTTAAAGGAGTAAGAGTCGATTTAGAAAAAGCTAACAAAATTAAAAAAAATCTAATTCAAAGAGAGAATAAGATTTTAAAAAGAATGAAAGAGCTTACGGGTATTCACATAGAAATTATGGCAGCCAGATCTATTGCCACAGCTTTTGATAAATTAAAATTACCTTATGATAGAACTGAAAAAACAGGAGCTCCTTCTTTTACTAAAAACTTTTTACAAAATCATCCACACGAATTAGGAAGAGCTATTGCAGAAGCAAGAGAATTAAATAAAGCTCATAGTACTTTTATAGATTCAATTACTAAACATTCACATAAAGGAAGAATACACGCAGACATAAATCAAATTAGATCGGATCAAGGTGGAACCGTGACAGGAAGATTTAGTATGAGTAATCCAAACTTACAACAGATTCCAGCGAGACACCCAGAACTTGGACCAATGATTAGATCTATATTTATACCTGAAGAAAAATGTAAATGGGGATCATTTGACTACTCACAACAAGAACCGAGAATTTTAGTACATTACGCAAAACTACAGAATTTGCCCGGAGTACACGAAATTGCAGACGCATACAAGGCCGGAGACGCAGATTTCCACCAGGTCGTGGCCGATATGGCAGGCATAAATCGGAAGCAAGCCAAGACGATTAATTTAGGGCTTATGTATGGAATGGGTAAAAATAAATTGATGGCTGAACTAGGATTAATGAAAGAGTCAGCTGAGAAACTAATTAGACAATACCACGCAAGAGCACCTTTTGTAAAACAACTAATGGATAATGTATCTCGTAAAGCAAATGATAGAGGAAAAATTAGAACTCTTTTAGGAAGAGCGTGTCATTTTGATTTATGGCAACCAATGCAATTTGGTGTTTTTAAACCTTTACCTTTAGAAGCTGCAAGAAAAGAATATGATGAACCTTTAAAACGAGCTTTTACATACAAGGCATTAAATAAATTAATACAAGGATCGGCTGCAGATATGACTAAAAAATCGATGGTTTGTTTGTATGAAAATGGTATAATACCACACATTCAGATTCACGACGAGGTAGATATTTCTGTAGAATCTGATAAAAAGGCAGAAGAAATAGTTGAAATAATGGAATCAGCTGTTAAATTGCAGGTACCAAATAAAGTAGACTATGAAGCAGGTGCTAATTGGGGAGAGATAAAATAGGAGACTATAATGGAAAATGTTATAAACCAAGCCAAGCACATCTGGACCAACCATAAAAAAGTGGTTATTGGTGCAGCAGTTATTATTTTAATTGCAATCGTAGCAATATAATTTAAAATCAATTTAAAATATGGACAAAGTTTGTAAAAACTGTGGTCATTCCTGTCATTGTATGGCAGGAGATCACACTGATTGTAAATGCGTTAACTGTGATTGTAAAAAAGGCAGAGCGGAAGATGAGTCTTACGAAAGCCGAAAGCAAGCAGCTGATGCAATTAATGATAAATATGGGGTAGTAGTTGACGACACCAATGAATGTGAATGGTGTCAGTGAACGATAAACTAATTACCCCCCTACTCATTGAGGGAATGAAAAATGAGATACAACAGTTTAAGGGCTTTAAAGCTTTTAAGGGCACGAAGACAAGCCCGAATAAGAATGGTAAAAACAGAAAGATGGGTTCGATATATCACTATATTTCTGTTTTTTTGCTTATTACTCGCAGTTGGGGAACCAGCTTACGGGTGAGCCGTGCATAATTTCCCCTACGACATCCAAATGACTGGAATGTTTGTCTTTATTACGTTATATTTAGTTTTGGAGATTATATTTTAATGGCTGATAAATTAATGACATTATTGGTTGGATTGCTCATAGCCCTAGGTGGCTGGAGTCTTTCACGTACCTTTGAACTTTCTACGATTCAAGCAGTACACGAAGATAAGGTTGATAAATTAGAAAGACAAGTTTTAAAACTAGAAGATCAAGTAGATAAGATGATGGATTCAGATGAAGATATTATGGATCAACATAAAAAATTATTTAAAATTTTAGAACAAGGAGATTCTCCTTCAGGGAGTTACAATTACTAATGGCACTTAAGATTTCCGAAGAAGCAGCAGTACAAATGCCGATGAAAACGGTTGCTAGTTTGATTTGTATGGTCGCGATCGGGACGTGGGCTTACTTCGGTATTATTGAGACCCAAAACAAACTTAGCACACAAGTAGAGTTAATGACGAAAGACTTAACTGAGAACACAGAATTCCGGATCAAGTGGCCCCGGGGCCAGCTGGGCAGTTTGCCCGCAGATTCCGAGCAATTTATGATGATCGAGGATTTGTACAAGACCACGGATAAGTTAAACAAGCATATTGAAAATATGGCGTTGAATAAAGTCAACATAGAATTTTTAAGAAAACAAATGGATAAAGTTTTAGATGATATTGAAAAACTAAAAGATGCTAATAGAGAAATGCATTATAAGAATGGAAAGGGAGCACACTAATTGGAAACTGTCGTAGCATTATTAATGTTTATAAATTTTGAGATTAAGGAACATCGGATCCAGGACTCGATGGCTACCTGCCTTCGTGGGAAACGCGAGGCCGAGAGAACGTACTCTGATACGGTCAGCTATAAATGTATCAAGACTCAGGCCGAATTAGAATCGAACATCGATGGCTCAAAATCAATCAAAAAAATTATACTCAAGTAGAAACCCCTTCGCTAGGATTTTAAAACACTTTACACCCAAAAAGTTTAAAGATAAAAAGAAGTATAATAGAAAAAAATTTATTAATCTTAAGGAGTCGGAATGGATTTAGGAAAAGGAAAACTATTTCAAACAGAAATCGTGACAGGCAAATGTCCTGAATGCGTCTGTAATACCATTCTTATAGGATTTGCAAATTCTTTTTATCGTTGTACCAATTGTGGTATGGACTTAGAGCAAAAAGTAAACGGCCATATCAAATATATGCCAATTAAAGACAAAAATACTCGAATGAATTTACGAGTAGATAATTGGGACGACGATGGCCAAAAAAGCTAAATTTGGAATCAACACATACGTCAAACGTAGTAAGCCTAAAATCGGACGGCATAAAAAACGTATGAATAAAGCCGAAAAACGCAGCTATAAAAAAACACGTGGCCAGGGGAAATAATGAAAATTATTACTTTAAGTATTATTATTTGTTCCGCTTTATATGGAAACTGTCAACAGCCCTACACGAAAGATGTAGAATTTAAAAGTTGGTCAGAGTGTATGTATGCGGGAACCAATGATACTTTAATATTATATAATACAATGGGTGATGACTATATTAATACTAATAAAGTCTATATTAAATTTGCCTGTGCAGAAGTACAGAAGAAGGAAGAATTAAAATCTTAGTGTGACATTTATGTCACTTAATGTCCGCCGTGAGCATTGAGAGCTCACGGCAAACAAAGGTGTGAGAAGAGAATTAAATCTTACATTAAAAATATTTATCTTGCAAGTCTTGATTTATTGTTGTAGATTCCCATATTCAATGATATCATTAAATAAAGAAAGGAAATAAAAAATGGCTGATCCAGCAAAGTTTAAGTCCTTATCAGTACCTAGAAAAGACTGGGAAGAACTTGGTGTAATTGCGATTCGAACTAATCGGACGCGTTCAAAAATGATCGCACGATTAATAAGATTTTATAGAGAAAATAAAGGAGAGAAGAATGTCAAAGCTAATGGAAAAAACGGATAATATTATTTGTCCGGAATGTAAAGGTAATGGATTTGTGAGGGTCCCTTACCAGTTAGCGAGAGAAGAATCTTGGGCTAATTGTGAAGAGTGCGAAGCGGAAGGAACTATTCCGGGACATAAATGGGATACTTATGGACGAATTAGAAAAAATTGAAGCAGTTAAAAAAGAAGCAGATTTATTAATGATGAATAAAATCATTAAATATGAAGCTAAAATTGCTGAATTAAAAAAAGAACTAGAAGAAACAAGAAATGATAACAAAAAATTAGCTGATCAAGTTAATAATCAAATTGATCAGTTAAGAAGAGGAGGAGTTATATGAGAATTAAAAAAAATGACCAGTTAGTAGGGGTCCAAGTCCAGCAGTATTGCGTTCCTCTGTACCTAAGCGATGACCTGATGAGGGTAGCGTCCAAAACTGGACGGGTGTTCACCGAGTTCCGAGGCCAGGAAGGTGATACCCGTATATGATAGGCACAGATAATATAGCTTATATTGCCGGTCTCTTTGATGGAGAAGGAAGTATTACTTATAAAAAATATAAAGAAAAGAAACCCAAAGGAACTTACAATTGTTGGAGAATTGTAATGGAAATTTCTATGACCGATGAATATGTGGTGCGTTTTGTACACGAAATATTAAAGGTAGGAACCGTTCAAAAGAAACCACGCAAAGGGCATAAAATGCAATGGCGATGGCGTTGTTGTTTTAGAGATGCTTTGTTTGTCTGTAAATTAATTTGGCCTTATGTCCAGGTTAAACTCCATAAAGTTGAACAAATTATTGATCATTATGATGCAAATAAACCCGATCGAAAGAATGTGGTTGATTTAGATACTTATAGGAGGACCAATGCGAGACCCTAGAGATAAAATTTTTATGTTTATATTTAGTCTGTTGGCGTTA